CGCGGGCAGCGGTGCCGTGCTCACGACCGCGCCGCGCATGCCGGCGAAGTCTGCCGGGGTGTTCCAGTGGATGCGCGGCCCGACGGCCTCGATCATCTGTTCGTACAACGTCTCCGGCGCAATGAACCGCTCGACGGTGTCGAGGTTCCAGACGCTACGGTCGCCCAGCAGCCGATCGGGGCCGAGCACCTTCTGCGCGTAGGTGTTGGCGTGCCGAATGTTGGGCGCGCAGAACTCGCCCGCGGCCCAGAGCCCCTTGCGCACCGTGACGCGACGGAACTCGATGCCCGTCAGCCGCGCGACGGCGTCCGTGCGGAACCGCAGCAGCGCCCGGTGCGCCTGCCGCGGGCCGGGGCCGGCCTCAAGGACCGTCGCGGTGGGCCACGCGTGCGCCGCGATCAGCCCCGCGAGCCCGGCGCCGACGATGGTGGGTGTGATGGTCATTGCTGCGTCTCCTCTGTGACGGGGGTCAGGTGGTTCTTCTCGATCAGCTTCTGCAGGTAGCCGCGCACGGGCTGAGCGAAGTGCTTTTCCAGCGCCTCGATGGTGCAGCAGTTGTCGGGGGCCGCCTGCACGTAGGCCAACACCGCGGCACGCACGGAGCCTGCCTGCGGCCGAGACGTGCCGGCGAACGTGGCGCGGACCCGGGAGAACTTGACGCGGGGCTGCGCCGGCAGCGCCGTGCGCGGGGCGATGGGCTGCTGCGCGTGCACAGCGGCGTGCAGCGCATGGCTCATCGACCCCGGCACGTACGGGTTGTGCCCGAGCTCGGCGACGGTCTTGGCGCGGGGGCGGGTGTTGGGCGGGACGCCGACGTGCCCGACCGCGTCCTCGGCGGCCATGATGGCGTTTTGTACCTGCGTGCGGGCGGCGTCGACGTTCGTGAACCCGGGGTGGTCGGGCTCACCGCGCAGGGCGCGGAAGGTGTGGTTCAGGTCCTCGATTGACGCGGTGAGCGTGGCGGACTTGTCGCGGAGAATGGTGGGCATGATGTGTTGTCCTTTCTGAGTTAAGAAGCGTTGCGCGTTCACCAGGTCTCGGCCACCTCATCGGCGAGGGACCAGAGCTGCTGATTGTAGTCCACCGAGCGCGTGATGTCGCTGAGCGGACGGCTGGTGGCTGAGCGGCCCGAGCGGCTCAGGCCTTCGACGCCGCCGCGGATGGTGTTTTCCTGCACGCGGTTGAACGTCGACCACAGGTCGCCGTGGTCGTCTTCGGCGCGCCGCACCATGAGCAGGTCCTCGGGCGCGAACCGCTGCGCGTCGCCCCAGCGCAGCTGCGCGGCGAAGCGCGCGAACTCGTGGCGCTGCGCCTTGGTGAGTTGCTTGTTGGACCAAGCGTCGATCGACTCGTAGAGCTTGCTGGTGTTCTTGGCCAGCTGCTGCACGCGATGGATCAGGTCCGCCGCAGCGTCGCCCGAGTGGCGCACCACCTCGGAGCCGACCGTGTTGCCGACGACGAGTCCGTTGCTGCACACGAACCGGAACACGCCGGCCAGGAGCTTGGCGGACGAGGAGCCGTCGTGGCTGTTGGTGAAGATCAGCCGCGGTGTGGCGCCGCGCACGGGCTCGTGGTCGGGGTGACGGAAGTCGATCATGTGCTTGGACCACAGCGGGTCGCGCTTGCGCGGCTGCGCGACCTGCGTGGAGGCCACCCGCCACCCCTCGGCGCCGAGGCGCTCGATGACGGCGTTGGTGTTGATGAACTGGTACCGGGCGCTGACGTTGGGCGCGGGGGACACGGCGAGAGCGGAACGAGGCAGCATGGTGGGCTCCTGTGTGGTGGTGGGTGTTGTTCGAAAAAGGCCGATCACTCGGCCACGATCGCGAACTTGAAACCCTGGATCTCGGCAGACCCAGCGGCCTTCAGCGCGCCGCGGAACTTGATGTGCCGGCCGAGGGGCAGCGCGAGCACGAGGAAGGCTTCGCGCACGGACTTGTAGTTGCCCTGGCCGTTGCTCGGGTCGGTGACGCGCACGGCGTGGCGCGTGGCGCGACGGGCGGCGACGTCCTTGTTCTTCCAGCTGGCGGCGATAGCGGCGGAGCGGTCGGCGGGAGCCTTGGAGGCGCGGACGGCGCGACCGGTTTCCATGTTCCACTCGTGGCCGCACGAGTGATGCAGCGCGATGTGCTCGTTGGTCACGTGCTGGCGACCGTGAGACTCGACCACGGTGCCGCAAGTGACGTCCACGTGCCCGCCGCACTTCGGGCAAACGGGCGAGCCGTCGACCCACTTCTGCTCCCAGGCGACCTTGGCGACCTTGGCCGGCTTGGCGGGCTTGGCGGGCTGGATGGTGGCCAGCAGCTCGGTGACGCGGCGCTCGGCGGTCTTGCGGTCGGCGAACTTGTTGACGGGCTTCACGGCGTGCGCGTTGTAGAACGCGACGAGCTCGGAGGTCTTGGCGATGGAGACGTTGATGGAGTTCATGATCGGGGTCCTTTCTGAGTTGGCGATCGCTGATTCGACCGTGATTGAATTTTAGAACGGAAAACGGAATGACGGCAACACGTTTTCGAAAGACCTTGCGCCGTGGAGGGTTATTCGTAGCCCCCGGCCCGGGCGTGCGCATTGTAGAACGCGACGAGTTCGCGGGCGCACCGCACGATCGTGCGCTCGAGCGCGGCGCGGTCGCGGCTGTCCATCTTCCGCTCCAGCCAGGGCGCCGGCCGGCCGCGCCGGTCCAGCACAACGTAGTCCAGCTCGCTGGGCTCGTGGCACCAGCTGTCCGGGTGGCCGTGCAGCCGCGAGCGGTCCTCGCTGAACGTGGCGCGCACGAGACAAGGGATGCCGGCGATGCGAGTGTCAATGAGCATGGTCAGGGTCCTTTCTGAGTTGAGATGCGGATTGTCGCACGAAAGCTCCATGACGGCAATCACCGGTGCAGACAGGGAAATCCCTGGTGCGCCGCAGAGCTGCGGGGAGCGGCGTCCGTCCTGAGACGCCCGACAATAGCTGAAACTTAGACGCCAGAAAGGAAAATCAGCATGACCACCAACGACTCCGCCGCGTTCTTGGCGGACTTGGCTGCGGGGCTCACCGGGGAGGAGCGCGTGATTCTGTGCGGATTCCCGGGCGACCCGTACGCCGCAGAGCCCAGCGCGTGGCGCCCGAGGGTGTGGCGGCCGGGGCAGGAGTTGCCCTTCGGCCCCCAGGACAACGCCTACGCCACGGTGGGGGCATTCCGGCGCGCGCCGGACGGCACGTACAGGCGGCGCACGGAGACGTTCTCGGCGGGGTTGGCGCTCATGGTGGACGATGTGGGCACCAAGGTCGACCGCGCGACGGTGGCGTCCATGGAGCCGACTTGGCGCATCGAGACGTCACCCGGCAACGAGCAGTGGTGGTACATGCTCGCTGCGCCGGAGCGGGATGTGGCGCGGTTCGACGGGTTGATCCGGGCGTTCATCGCCGGCAAGCTCCTCGGCGCCGACCCCGGCATGAGCGGCGTGACGCGCGTGGGGCGACTCCCCGGGCACCTGAACGGCAAGAAGGCATACAACGGCTGGATCACCAAGACCGTCGAGCGCACAGCGCGCCGCTGGACCCCGGAGCAGCTGCTGGAGGGGTTCGGGCTGCAGATTCAGGGGCGCCGAGTGGCGCGCGAGAAGTTGCCCACCGCTGAGGCTGTGGAGCGCAACCGCATGTTCGCCGCCGCGTACAAGTGGCTCGACCAGCACAACATGCTGAAGCGTCACGAGCCTGACCCGAGCGGGTGGACGGAGATGCGGTGCCCCTGGACGGACGACCACACTGGAGGCGTCGACTCTGGCGCGGCGGTGCGCGAGCCGGCTTCCGAAAACGACTGGTACGGCGCCTTCCGCTGCCACCACGGCCACTGCCTCGGCAAGGGCTGGAAAGACCTCACCGACTGGGTCAACGAGCAGTCGGTCGAGGAGTTGGATCGCGCCGCGCAGGCGTGACCCGTTATTTGCAACCGTGAACGGAGAACTTAGAACCATGAAGCTGATCGACATCTTGCGCAAGCCCGCACCCGCCACACTGATGGCCACCGAGCTGGACGACGCGCGCCGCGCGCTGCTGGAGGCGCAGAGCGCCAGGGACTACGCCACGGCGATGGTCGCCTACCACGAAAACCGCATCGATCGGCTCCGCGCCATGCTGGAGTTGGAGGCCAACACAGGCGCCGAGCAGCGTGCCCCATGACTAACAACCGCAAAGACGACGAGGCCGCGCTGGTGCCGCGTGTGGCGGAAACGCTGCGGCTCATCCGCGAGCTGCGCAACCCCAACCGCGCCGAGCTCGCCTCAAAGCTGGGGTGCTCGCCGTCGACGGCCGCGGCTTACACCGCGGAGCTCAGAGCCCGGGGGTTGATTGTGCCGAGCAGCGCAGGGCGGTTTGCGCGTTGGCGCCTGGTCGAGGAGCCCGTAAAAGCGAAGGCCGGCCCCGCCCCGCGCCTACTTGAGCAAACGAGCAGCGTTTGGCACTACGCGCAACGCTGCGCCACGTACAACCTGAAAGGATAGAGACATGAAAGACGAGACGACAACATATCTTTTCGACGACGGCACCGAGCCGACCGTTCGTCGCCTGCCCCGAGGCTGTGACCAGCAAGGACGGCATCCCGAAGCCGCCGAGGCGGCAACCGAGGTCGGTCAGGACGAGTCCAATTTTTACGGGCTAGAGTTCTGGAAGTTGGAGGTCATCGACGCTCTGATCTTCGCCATCGGATTGGTGGCGTGCGCTGGCGCTGTGGTGCTGGTGTTTGGTGGGGGTGCGGCATGAAGAAACTACCCAAAGGCCTTGACCAGCAAGGACGGCATCCCGAAGCCGCCGAGGCGGCAACAGAAATCGGTCAGGATGACCCAGACTTCTACAACCGCCAGTTCATGCTGGAGGAGTTGGGCAGTCTGCTGACCTGGGCGCTCGGCATCTTTGCCGTGGTGGTTCTGTTGGGCTTTCTTGTGGGGAGGTTTGTATGACCCGCCAATCCAAACGCAAGCACCGCGTGCTGCGGGTGATGCTTGACGACATTCGCGCTCGGCAAGTGCTGGACGATCTGATCAACAAGGTCAACGCAGCAGGCCGCAAGTTCGGCTTAGGAATGGCGCGGGCATACGCACAGATGCGCGCAGATCCTGAATGGCAAGAAAGGGGAATAAGGTATGACTGACCTGAGAGACGCTGCGCGTCAGGCGCTGGAGGCGTTGGAAGCAGGCGCCGATTCGTGGCGTTTGATCGGGCCTGCAATCGGAGCCCTCAAGGCCGCGCTGGAGCAGCCTTACGCAGAGCAAGCCCACCGCGTCGAGCAAGAAACGCATGGGCGCATGCGAATCGATCCGGTGACGGGTAATGTCAGCATCGGTACGCCTACGGAGCAGCCGGAGAGGTGCGCTTGCGGCGACCGTCCCAAAGGCAAGTGTCCCGGTGAGTGGGAGCCCGGTTGTGATCTGGGCAACAACCCGGCATTCGCAAGGCGGGTGGCGCTGGAGCAGCCGGTGCAGGAGCCCCTGAGCGACGAGGAGCTTGATCGCCTATGGCGTGAGCCAATGAGCGCAGATTGGGAGCACCGGGAATACGCCCGAGCGGTCGAGGCCGCGCATGGGATCAAGGAGAACACATGACTGAACAACCTACCGCCCTGCGGCTGGCTGATGAACTGAAAGAACGCAAAGCCACGCATCGCACCTACAGCGGCACTGGAAAAGTTACGCTAGTCACAGGTAATTCATCCGATCCACTTTGCCGAGACGCCGCCGCCGAACTGCGCCGCCTGAGCGCCCTGAACGGGGAACTGCTGGAGGCGCTGCGCGTGGCCGTAGATAGCGACTTAGGCAGGCTGTGGGTGTGGCCCGAGTCAGCGAAAGAAACATGGCTGACAAACGCCCGCGCCGCCATCGCACGGGCGGAGGGGAAGGTATGAACCAGTACGCATTCATTGCGCCGCCAAAGTACGTCGGCGGCTATCAAATTGGAGGTCCAATGGGACTTCAGATTAACTTTGAGAAGAAGCCCAATTGGCTGCACCGCAAGATGATGCGGTTGTGCCTTGGCTGGGAATGGGTGGATGCATGAACCGCGAAGACATCAAAATCATCAGCGGTGGCGGTCCCGCAACTGAGGTGCTGCGCTTGTCTCGTGAAGGCATCTGGGCCAATCCGGACATCCCAGTAGACGATGCGGCCAAGCTGGTGCTTGCAGCAATTGACAGCAACGTCAAGGTGATGGTGCAGAAAGCCGTCGAGGCCGAGCGCGAGGCGTGTGCGAAGGTGGCAAAAGAGACCGTTTGCGATATGCACCTCGGGGCTGGAATCAAGATTTACGGCACCAAGGCAGCAGCCGCCATCCGCGCAAGGGGGCAAGCATGATCACGAGCAGCAACCTCTACAAGTACCACCCGCGGGACTTCGCGCGGTGCGCGGGCAACCCCGAGCGCACCGAGTGCGGCACGTGCTCCCGGCGCGCCGACCCGCGCCAACCGCTGCGCCGGCCGGAGTGGTGGATAGGCCCCTGGGTGGGGCACGGCCCCTGCCCCGACCGGCGCGCGACGCCTGAAAGCACAACACCACAATGACCAACACCATCGACGAACGCACCGCGGCGCGGGAGGCCTCGCTGCTGCAACGCATAGCTCACGCCCGCCGGCTCGCCCGGCCGGAAGACTACGTGTTCGACAAGGCGCAAGAAGCGTTCTGGGACCTGCGCGACGGCACCCAGCACTCGGAAAAAGCCGTCGACGCGTCCATCCCCGTCGAGCTGTGGCGCGTGGTGGTGGACGAAGGAGCAGGCGACGACGAGGCACCAGCTGAAGGTCGACGCCAACGTGGGCGGCCACGCCGCCGTCGAGAACGGCTCATCCCGCCCTCGCGCGACATCTTGCGCGTGGAAAATGATCAGTTCGTCGAAGGCAGCACGTGGTGGCCCGGCGAGCCGCAGATCATCCAAGACATCTTCATCGACGCCAACGGCTGGCGCCCCGCCCCGGGCCGGCGCATCTACAACAAGTACCTCCCGCCGCCTCAGTTCGACCGCGGCGACCCGGAAAAGGCCGGCTGGTGGGTCAACCACGTCCGCAAACTCTGGCCCGACCCCGCCGAGCATGAATACTTCTTCGACTTCTGCGCGCACATGGTGCAGCGCCCCCAAGAAAAGTGCAACGCCGCGGTGGTGCTCTCCGGCACACAAGGCATCGGCAAGGACGCCGCGCTCATGCCCGTGAAGGCCGCGATCGGTGCGTGGAACACCAAGAACATCGACCCCGACGAACTGTTCAGCCCGTACAAACCCTGGCTCGAAACACTCATGCTCGTCGTCGACGAGGTGCGCCCGAACAAGGACGAGTTCCACGCCAGCAGCGCGTACAACATTCTGAAGCCCATGATCGTTGCGCCGCCCGACACACTGCCGCTGAACGACAAGTACGCCAAGCTCCGCCACATCATCAACCGGCTCCGCGTCTTCATCACCACCAACGACTGGATGAGCATGTACATCCCGCCCGAAGACCGCCGCATGTTCATCATGCACTCCCCGCTGCAACAAAAGTGGCACGAAGTCGAGGGCCGGCACAGCTACTTCCGTGAGTTCTTCGGCTGGTGCGAGCGCGGCGGCATCGAGCACGTTGCGGCGTGGCTCGCGGCGCGGGACCTGAGCGCCTTCGACCCCAAGGCTCAAGCCGCGCGCACCGCGGGGTGGGGCGCCGTGGCCGCCAGCTGGGGCGAGCCGGAAGACGCCGTCGCCTGGGCCATAGACCACCTCGGCCGCCCGGACGCGGTCTTCGGCCAAGAACTCGTCATCCCGCAATTCGACCACCACGAAGAGGTCGCCGGCATGCTGAAGTCGCCGCGGAAGATCGCGCATCGAATGAACCGCGCCGGCTACGTGCAAGTGCCCGCCCCGGACGGCGAGCCGCGGTGGACGTTCCGCGCCGCGGGGAAAGTGTTGCGCGCGAGGTACGCCTTTGTGCGCTCGGAGCTCGGCGCGGATGTCGTCGCGGCCGTCGCTGCGGTGAAGGAAAGAGGGCGCGCGACGCTGGAAAAGGGCTGAAGCCCTCAGCGCGCCGGCCCCCGCGTCCTGCGCGGACGCGCGACGGGCGTAGGCTCGTACCGCTCGCCCAACGCAGGCAACGGACGGCGCGCGGCGTTGTCGACGCGCCACGGGTGCGCTCGGTCCGGGTCGTGAGCCAAGTCCCGGGCCGCCAAGTGCCCCACCACGACCCGCTCCGGGTCCACCAACAACCACACCTCCCTCCCCGGCGTGAGCGCGTCCAGCTCCGCCTCCCACCAAGCCAACTCCGCCGCGCACCACGCGTCCATCAACAACGCCGCGGTCCATCCGCTGGCCACGTCCGTGAGCGTCAACGCCCCACCGCTGGCCGAACGCTGGGCGGCGTAGGCGTTGCCCGCCCGGTCCTCCACCAACAGCCGCTCGCCATCGATTCGGGCCGACTTGAGCAAGGACTGCGCGGTCTGCTCGCGCAGCGTTTTCTTGGGCTTTTTGTGGTCCATGAGTGTCCTTTCTGGGTTCATTGAGGGTCGCCGCGCCAATCTCGGGTCGTGGGCGGATCGGCCTTCTTTGGATTATCTCGGCTTCTTCGGCGTTTGGCAACCGTTCGTGCGAAAAGCCGCTGTTTTGGGTGATTTTCGCAAATCCGGAATTCGCGTCGATATCACGCAGTTCCCGAAGTTTCCCGAGCTACTAATTGTTGGAAAAAAACAAAATTAAATGAGTAGAATAAGGGATTTAATTTAAAAAAGAGGAAACAATAGCAAACTCGGGCCTCTTTGCGATCTCGGGTCGGATTGGCGCGGCTCGAGCTGGATTTTGGCGGTTCATAACCCGAGATAGATGTCTTTTTGCGACGCAGCGTGGATATTCGAGTGCGGCGTTCGGAAGAAGGTGTTGCCTGCGGCCGCGGCGTGAGCGATAATCGCGGCGCGAAGTGCTGCAGTAGCAACTTCAATAAAATTCGAGGCTTGAAGAAATGGCTGGTGTGAAAGGTCGCGGTGGTCGTCCCCCGGGCAGTGGCGGCAGACCGCCAGGAATCCCCAACAAAGCCACCCGCGCGGCTCGTGAAGCGATTGCGGCGTTCGTCGACAACAACGCGCACCGCCTGCAGGAGTGGCTGGACAAGATCGCTGATGGTGTTCCGATGCTCGACGCGCAAGGCAAACCAGTTTACACCGACGAAGGCGAACCGCGTTTCCTGACCACGCCCAACCCCGAGAAGGCCGCCACGATGTTCAACAACGTCATCGAATACCACGTGCCCAAGCTCGCCCGCAGCGAGGTCACGGGCGCCAATGGCGGCCCCGTCAGCATCGCGGCGATCGACCTGAAGGGGCTGACGGACGTGGAGCTCGAGCAGGTGCAGCGGCTGTTGGGCAAGGCAGCGCAGTGAGCCGCTGATCAATGAACGCGCCGCTCAGCCCCGCCGTGCTGCTGGAAATGGTCCAGCGCGAGCGCGACCGTCGCGCGGCGCAGCGCAGCTTGTACGAGTTCGTGAAGCAAGCGTGGAGCACCGTCGAGCCCGGCGTGAAGTTCATTGCCTCGTGGCACATCGAGGCGATCTGTGAACACCTCGAGGCGATCACTCACGGCCAGCTGCGCAAGCTGCTCATCAACATTCCACCGCGGCACAGCAAGTCGACAATCGTCAGCGTGATGTGGCCGATGTGGGAGTGGCTGCACAACCCGGCGGAAAAGTACTTGTGCGCCAGCTACTCCGGCACGCTCAGCATTCGCGACAACTTGAAGGCCCGGCGGCTGGTGCAGTCGCCTTGGTACCAGGATCGGTGGGGTGCGCAGTTCGAGTTGGCCGGCGACCAGAACGCCAAGCAGCGCTTCGAGAACGACAAGACGGGCTACCGCCTGGCCACCAGCGTGGGCGGTACGGCTACGGGTGAGGGCGGCTCAAGGCTCATCCTCGACGACCCACACAGCGCCCAGGAAGCCAACTCCGACGCCATGCGCGAGTCGGCGCTGGAGTGGTTCGACGTGGTGTGGTCGACGCGGTTGAATGACCCCAAGCGCGACGCGATGGTCACCGTCATGCAGCGGCTGCACGAGCGCGACGTGTCCGGACACATTCTCGAGGACATTGGTGGGTGGGAACACATCTGCATCCCTGCCGAGTGGGACGGGCGCGCTCGCAAGACCTCGCTCGGCGCGTACGACCCGCGCACCAAGCGCGGCGATCTGATCTGTCCGGAACGGTTCGGCGAGAAGGAAGTCACCGAGCTGAAGCAGCTGCTCGGCACGTATGGCGCCGCGGGCCAGCTGCAGCAGGAGCCTTCGCCCGCCGAGGGCGGCATACTGAAGACCCGGCACTTCCGGCTGTGGCCCGCCGAAAAGCCGCTGCCTCAGTTCGAGTACGTGCTGCAGAGCTACGACACCGCGTTCGGACAGAA